AGTTCAGCGGCGCACAAGGCAAGGTAAAGCTTAAAGACGGCAAGATAGATAATCTTGACGAAATCAAAAAGCTGATAGCTGACGATTGGAGCGAATATAAGGGCGAGATAAAGGAAAACGGCACGAACCTGCCGACACCGCCCGAGGGCAATGCAACACCCGAAAAGAAGCCGAGCAGAGCGGCTGAATTAGCTGCGCAGTATCACGCCAATTTATACGGCGCAAATGAAAAAGCGAAAGGAGAATAACAAATGAGCTTTATCAAGACTGACAACACAGCAAGAGTATTTGCACCCGGCTATTTTTTAGCCGCAGATGCAGAAAACTGCACAAGAGAGACACGAGAAATGAAGCAGACCGATGCTACAACGCTTTCAGACGGCACTAAAATCGTTAAAATGGGTACTGTATACCCTGCAAATGACGGTACTGCCGAGGGCATTGTATATGAGGATATCGATGTTACAAGCGGCAATATGCCCGGCTCGGTAGTAACAAAGGGCATTGTATACGAAGATAGGCTTGCAGATACTCTTGCAGAGGGCGCAAAGACGGCACTCGAGGGCAAGGGCTTTAAGTTCGTGGCAACTGCACCGACAGTAACAAGACCTTACTAATGGAAAGGAGATAACAAGATGAGCGATATATTCAACGGCTTAGTATCACAGGCAGAATGGCTTGACGTTGGTTTTAACGTTACAAGACAGGGCGACCCGATAGACAGGCTTTTCGGCGATGAAAAGACCGACAACATTCAGGCAAGGTGGCAGAGCATAGCAAATGAGTTTCAGATACCGATGATGGCTCAGTTCCACGGCTTTGACACAGAGGCACAGCAGACTTTCTCAATTCCTGTGGATAACCACAACATTGAAAAGGGCTTAATCAAAGTTAAAATCAATCAGTCGGAGCTTATGCGTCAGTATAAGAAGAACGGCATCGGTAACACACAGCTCAAAGACTTTGTGCTGAATGACGGCATAAGGCTTGCAGAGCAGGTATTTACAAGGACAAAGGTTGCAAAGAATGAGCTTATGGCAACAGGTAAGGTAACAATCAAGGAGAATAACCTCAACCTTACTGTTGACTATGGCGTTCCTGCTAATCACCTCAACAAGCAGATCGATCTTGCAGGAGACGTATTCGGTCAGATACAGACAATCGTTGATGATGCGGCTGCAAAGGGCGTTACAATCAACGGTATGATGACATCTAAGGCAACTATCACAGCAATGAGAAAGGCTGAGAGCGTTCAGATAGCTATTAACGGCACAAATGCAGCGGGTGCAACCGTTAAGCGTTCGGCATTTGAGGACTATCTTGAAACAGAGCTGGGTATCAGCAACATCGTAACCAATGACCTGACATACGGTGCAGCCTCATCTCTTGATGAAAACGGCAGACCTATTATCACCTCTAAGAGATACTATCCTGCAAATACAATCACATTCTTTATGACTAATCCGTCCGGCAGACTCGGTGTAGGTCTTTGGGGTAATCCTCCCGAGGTTGACCTTGCAGAGTTTGGCGACAAGGTGAACGCAGAAACAGCGGTATCTCCTTATGTTTATGTTACACAGTACAAGACTGATGACCCTGCTGTAATATGGACAAAGGCAAGCGGTCTGTTTATCCCTGTGCTTTATAATCCCGACAGCCTGTATGTTGCAAGCGTTGTAAACACGGGTGCTTAATATGTATAGGGTTGTAGAGCTATTCACTGACTTGCAGGATAGCAATTATCGTTACAATGTCGGCGACGAATACCCGAGAACGGGCTACAAGCCCTCTACAAAGCGCATAGACGAGCTTTCGGGTGCAAATAATAAAAGGGGCAAGCCCCTTATAAAAGCGGTGCAGGAGAGCGCGGAGAGCGTTACAGAGGGCGTTAAGGAAAAGCCAAAAAGGCGCAAGAAAAACTAAGAAAGGCGGCGGCAAGAATGGACATATCAAATTATTGCGCAGATTGCAAGAATTATTTCCTTAAAAACGGATATCCTGATGTGCATAGCGGAATTTACACCATACAAAACGGGCAAATCAGCGGTGTTGAGGGGTTTCTTATTGAGGGGCAGTATTTTGCAATAAGGGGCAGCAAGTTAAATGACGGAGTGTATTTATACACACCCGAGGGCACAAAACTGCTGCTTGATGAGACTTTTAAGGGTGCTATATGGGATATGTCCGTTCCGCCTGCTTTTTTAGAGTTCTGCGAGAGTGCGGAAGCATTCAAAGACAAATACAACGAGTTAGGGTTAAACTACAGCGGTTTTCAGTCCGAGAGCTTTGGCGGATATTCTTACAGCTTGCCCGCAAGTGCGCCTGATTTTATGGTGCAATGGCAAGATAGGCTCAACAAGGCATATCGGCGTTGGCGCAAGTTGAGTATTTTTTAGGAGGGCATTTATGTTACCAAAAATAATGCAAGCTTCGGAAGGTTATTCCGATTTTAACATACTCAACAAGACCATTGAAGATGACGATTACGGCGGATATAGAGAGTATTTTGCTATAGGTGCGGCGTTTGACGGCGTAATGGTACTCAATAATTCTGTAGAGGCGCAGAGAGCTGAAAAAGAGGGCGTAACGGGGCTTTACACGTTGACGGTCGAAAAGAAATATCGTCTGCCTTGGCATACCGTGATTGCAAAAAGTGGGGATATGTCGCAGACATACCGAGTAACAACAAAGGACGATAACTCAACGCCCGATACAACCGCTTTAAATCTGCGGACAGTCAACGTTGAGGAATACGATATCACAAAGGAGCTTAACAATGCTTAATGAGGGAGATTACAAAGCGTTTTGGAATAGCTTCGGGCTTAAGGCGTATGATGAAAACACAGTACCCGAGAATGCAAGCCTGCCATATATCACATACGAATATGCTGAGAACGGCTTTGATGACGGCGAGATAGCGTTGACGGCTAATCTGTGGGACGGCGGCAAATCGTGGGAATACATCTCAAAGATAGCCGATAACATAAAGCACGCTATAGGTTTTGGGGGTGTAACGATAAAGACCGATGAGGGCTATATATGGATAAAACGCAGAAGCCCTTTTGCACAGAGAACGGCTGACCCTAACGATAATATAAGACGGATAATGCTTAATATATCCGTAGAATTTTTTTAAGAAAGGAGATACAAAATGGCACAGCATTTTAACATACTGCCGTCTGACGTAAGAGAGCAGATACAGATGAATGCGGGCGTTCTTTTATCGAATTTTGACCCGACAAATCCGTATGTAACGCCCTCGGACAGCGACATCATCGCAGTTACAACAGGCGGTATAAATCCCGTATGTACGCCTGAAACGGCTGACCTGTTTGAAGATGTTGACAACGCACCTAACAACACAATGGAGGGCTTTCAGATCACAGGCTACACTTGCACTATGGGCTTTACCTCAATCAAGTTTAATGCCGCAAATATAGCGTGGGCTGTTGGTGCATCTGATACAACAACACTTTCAAACGGCGCAAAGAAGATAGTTCCGAGGCGTGATGTTGACCTTGCAGACTTCCGTGATATATGGTGGGTATCGGATAAACTTAATGGCGGTGCAATCGCTATATGCTTAAAGAACGCTATTTCAACAGGCGGTCTGAATATCCAGTCGACAAAGAACGGCAAGGGTACATCACAGACAACGCTCACGGGCTTTGTTTCGGCGGCTGATGTATCAAAAGCACCGATGGAGTTTTATGAGATACCGCCCGAGGGTGGCAGCGTTGATGCAGACATACAGCTCAATTTCCACAGCATAAGCGTTCCTGACGGTGATACAGTAACACTTGTTGCAAGCGTTTATCCGCTCGGCTCAACGGTAACATGGACATCGGACGATGATACAGTTGCAACAGTAAGCAATGGCGTTGTAACAGGCGTATCAGCAGGCAATACAATCATAACCGCAGCTATAACGGTTGGCGGCGTAACATTTAACGATACCTGCACGGTAGTAGTAACAGAATAATCAAATAAAGCCGTCATAAGTCACTTGTGGCGGCTATTTTTGTATGAGGTGAATTTATGAAAACACTCGCAAACTGCACTTTAAAAGAATTTTTAATGCAGACAAACAAAATAAGGCACAAAGCGGCTGATTTTTACAATATAATCGGCATAGCAGACATAAGAAAGACAATGCCGACATTAACAGGCAAAGAAACGCCCGAAGAGGCAGAGAAAAAACGCATAGAGCAGGGCAAAAAGAACATTTCGGCTATAATCGACAAGTGCATTGATGCGAATATAGATGCAACTATAGAGATTATAGGGCTGATGTGCTTCAAAACGCCCGAAGAAGCAGAGAATATGGATGCAACGGAGTTTATTGACGTTGTATTTGAGATAATCGGCTCTGAAAGAGTGATGAATTTTTTTACCAAAATGGTGAAATCGGGGCTGATAGATACGGCGAAGCTTTAACGGCTATTGACCTATCAAAGCTTGATGTGTTCGGTGAGGGATATATAGCACAGCACATACTACAATATGTTAAGCAATTCAGCGAAAAACGCAGTTATCAGATATATGTTACCTCTTGCTTGCAGGCAATAGCGGAAAACACAACGCATTATCTAACGGGCAAAGGTATTGAAGATTACGGCAAGTCGATGAACAAGTCTTGGGCTGATATTATAGACCCGCCGAAACCGACAAAAGAAGAAAAAGAACTCGAAAACATTGATTGTGTAGAATTTACAAAGAATATGTTTAAGAAAATCAGAGGAAAGGGGGATAATAAGTGAACGTTTTTGAATTATGGGCGAAAATCGGGCTTGATAGTAGCGAGTATGAGAAAGGGCTTGCAGATAGCGAGAAACAAGCTAAAGGAATAGGCAGTAAGCTATCATCTGCGTTCGGCGTTGCAACAAAGGCTGTGGGCGTGCTCACAACGGCTACGGGCGCATTAGGGGCGGCGTTTGTCGGCACAAGCAGCAGCGTGGCGGCTTATGGTGACAACATAGATAAAATGTCACAGAAAATGGGAATGAGTGCGGAGGCTTACCAAGAGTGGGACGCTGTAATGCAGCACTCAGGCACATCTATGGAAACGCTTAAAGCGAGTATGAAAACGCTTGCAAATGCGGCAGAGACAGACAGCAAGGCTTTTGAAGAACTTGGCATATCGCAAGAAGAAATAGCTAATATGTCGCAGGAAGAACTATTCTCACGCACTATTGAGAGCCTGCAAAACATAGAAGACGAAACAAAGCGCACATACCTTGCAGGAAAGACCCTTGGCAGGGGCGCAACAGAATTAGGTGCGTTGCTTAACACATCAGCCGAAGATACGCAGGCGATGAAAGACCGAGTGCATGAACTTGGCGGCGTAATGAGTGATGAAGCGGTCAAGGCAGCGGCGGCATATCAAGACAGCTTGCAGGATATGCAGACGGCTATGACAGGTCTTAAGAACAATATGATGAGCGAAATGCTGCCGTCAATCACCGAGATAATGGACGGTCTCGGCAACGTGTTCAGCGGCGATTATGATACTGGCTTATCACAGATAGACAAGGGCGTTAATGACTTTATATCAAAGGCAAGTGACATAGTGCCGAAAGTGCTTGAACTTGGCGGAAAGATAGTCGAAAGTCTTGGAAAGGCAATTCTTGACAATCTCCCGAAACTTTCGGAAACAGCAATTGAACTGATAGTGCAGTTTGTAACGGCGTTTATATCTGCCTTACCGCAAATAGCTGACACGGCGGCACAGTTGCTTGTAACGTTGGTTAATGGCATAACGGAGGCTATACCTACGCTGATACCTGCGGCTGTGCAGGCTATCATAGCGATAGCCAATGCTCTGATAGACCCTGCTAATCTATCCGCATTAATCGAAGCGGCTTTACAGCTTATAATGACACTCGCCACATCTCTGATAGATGCGCTGCCTGTTCTGATAGAGGCTCTACCGCAGATAATCGAGACTATTGTGCAGGTGCTTCTTGAGAATATGCCGCTCATAATGGAGTGTGCAATACAGCTTATAACAGCCTTGTCAACGGGGCTTATAGATGCCTTACCACAGCTGATTATGCTTACTCCAAAAATCGTATTAGCTGTTGTTACAGGCATAATAGAGGCTGCCCCGAAGATGTTGGAGGGCGCAGGCTCAATGATAAAGGCACTCGGCGAGGGTCTTTTTGAGGGTATAGCAAGCATTGTAATGTTTATCCCTGAATTATTCAAGGAAATCATATCGGGAATTGGCGGCGGTCTTGGCGACTTGGTTGATGCGGGTGCTGATATCTTAGGTGCAGTAAAAGACGGCTTTTTCGGTATGATAGATGATGCGCTCGACTGGGGCGGCGACCTGATAGATAATTTCATTGACGGCATCGAGGAAAAATGGGGCGATTTGACCGACACCGTTTCAGATGTTGCTTCAAGCATAGCTGATTTTATAGGCTTTTCAGAGCCGAAAAAGGGCGCACTTTCAAACTTCCACACCTTTGCACCTGATATGATGGATTTATTCATGAAAGGCATAAAGGATAACGAAGATGAGCTGCAGGCGCAGGTCAATTCATCGTTTGATATAGAGAGTGACATAAAGAGCGGTATGCCTGATATGCAGTCGGGTGTTCCGATAGCATACGGAAACCTCAATCAGCCTGCACAGAGCGAACAGACAATAATCATTCAGATAGACGGCGAAACATTCGGTAAGTTCGTGTATAAGTACGGGCAAGCCGAAAGCACACGTGTCGGCACTAAATTAACAGAGGCGGTGAGCGTATGATATGGATAGATAGCGTTATGTATGATTTTCCTTGTGACATCAGCCGCAAAGTGCGTATAGTGTCAAGTGATGTAAGCGGAATGCTTATGGACAGGACAGAATATAATGATGCACTTGCTACATATATAGACTACACGCTTAAGGTGGCAATTCCGATTGACAAAATGGACAGATATACGTCATTCTTTGAAAGACTTGCCGCCCCTGCGAACAGCCACACTTTCAGGCTTCCATATAATCAAGATACGATTGATATAGTTGGTAAAATAGACAGCTTGTCTGATGTGTATTTTCGTGATGTCGGCGGCATTCAGGTATGGAGAAGCGTTACTGTTAACATTAAGGCTTTAGAGCCGTCAAAGGAAGCGTGAAAGGAGGATTGATGAGGTGTATATATCATGCAATTTCAAAACGCACCGAAAAATCAAATCTCTTTCCTTTGCGCCCGAAGTTGATATCCTCGGCAACGAATTAGCCGTCAACGAGTTTCGGTGTGAACTGATAACTGATGATAAGATACCGATAGGCAAATATGCAGCCCTTTACGATGAAAATAACAAGCCGTGGGCGGTGTATCGCATAACGGAGGCTCAAAGGCTATCACCGTATACGGTAACAATAAAGGCGCAGTCTGACATACTTATACTTGACCGAAAAAAGCTTCCGGCGCAGATGTGTGTTAATGCAAGCGCAAAAACGCTCATAGCGGAATGCTTTACAAGCTTTGGGCTGTTTTACGAAATAGATGATAATGTATCTGATGCCAACATAAACGGATATCTGCCCGAACAGTCGGCAAGAGAGCGTTTACAATGGCTATGTTTTGTCATCGGGGCGTATGTTAAGTCATTTTTCGTGGCGATGTGTACCATCAAGAAGATAGACAACACAACAACTAATATCCCGCTTAACAAGACGTTTTACAGACCGAAGATAAGCTATAAAGACTATGTAACGGCGGTCACGGCAACGGCATACAGCTACGCAGAGGGAACGCCGGGGAGCACCGATAAGTGGGTCAAGGTAGGCAACAAAACATACATACAGACCTCACAGACTGCAAGCTTATCAAACACGGACGTTCCCGAAGATACTCCTGACAATATCATTGATTTGAGCAATATAACGATAGTCAATGACAGCAACATATCAAGCATCTTGCAGAGATTGGCGGCTGAATATTTTAACCGAGAGCAGCTTACAGCGGATATTATCAATACTTATGGTGAGATACAGCCTGCCGACAAGGTGAGTGTTTTTGACGGCGTTGAAGATGTAATAACAGGATATGTAAAATCCACACGTTTTACTTTTGGCAAGGCGGCGAAATCGGCAATTGTTTTGACACAAACAGTCACCGAAAAGGCCGTAAAGGTTGTTCTTTCCTACAGATATCTCACAAATATAGAGATAGCAAGGGAAACGTTTTATTTCCCGAAGAACACGGCTTTTGAACTGGAAAATAGCTACATTGACACGACAGAGCAGGGCTTAAGGCGTGTGTATCTGCCGCTGACAGAGAAAACAACGGGCAACACGGGAGAAAGGGAAGTTACAGAGAAAAAAGTAAACTGTGACATAGCGTTAGAGTTTAAAGACAACATCTTGGATATTTTAAGCGTGGACAGCGCAAACAAAAATGATAGCGAGGTGGTTATAATTGCCTAAAAATATTGTAATTGCAGAGGGAACACAGGGCAAGACGTTTACGGCGGTTGAGAAGATCAGAACGAAGCTTCAAGGCGGTGGAACGTGTAACTGGATACCCGAGGACGAAGCAGGAGAGTATACCAATCTCAAAAACAAGACCATAAGAGAGAATGGTGAATATCTGCCGTCAGACGATAACTGCACGGGCTACAAGAAAGTGACAGTAAACGTCAGAACAAACACAAAATCAATACGTATCACCGAGAACGGTACGTATAACGCCGCTGATGAGAGTGTTGACGGCTACAAGACCGTTACTGTAAACGTTGCAGGCGGAGGAGGCGGTGGTGGCACTAATATTGGCGATAAAACCATAAAGATGAACGGCATATATAGAGCGGTAGCTGACGGACTGGACGGCTATGGAACTGTTACGGTTTCGATATCGGGGATAACACCAAAAGCAGGAAAGATGATAGATTATGCAAAGGTTACGTTCCTTAACTTTAGAGCAGGCAATATGGCAGGAGGGGTATAAATGGCACAGATCATAACAGATAAAATGGCAATTGAGATAGAAACGGGCACTCACGTTGACCCGACAAAGCTTTTTACAGCTTTGCAGAATGCGTTTGAGTGGAGTAATGTATCAGGCACAGATGCTGAGAAAGTATTTGCGGTCAACACTAATGTATCTTTAAAATTCGTTAACTTTAACAAAGAGGGCGGCGAAAACAAAAGAGATATAGAAGATATAGCAAAGATATACGTCTGCTTTGGAAGCGGTGTAGAAGTTGAAATATATCATACACCTTACAATTATAGCAGCTATACAACTTATTATGATTGGAAATCCCCGTATGATGAAGATTTTAAAATCATTATCAGTACAAGTGGCGATCTTATATTTAAAGCTCCGACTGATAATGATGATGATGGTGGTGTATTTGCGACAGCAAATGTTGTATTTGGTATTTTTGCGGTACAAAACACATTACACGATGAGCAAGCAGGATACGGCGTTTATGTGCCTTACTCAAACGGCGGTAAAAGTAGCGGTGTTGTGGTACCGTTCAATCACACAACAAAATATTTGGTGACTGCTGATACCGATGCCGATTTACCAAACTCAGGACGTGCGGGGGGTACAGCATCAACAACACTTGCATTTGTAATCAATGACAATGCTAAAATAACCGCTCTTGCCAATCTGTGCGCAAACTGCTCAGAATGTGTGACAACAAATACATTCGGTATGATAATAGGAAACGCATACAGAGAAGGTGAAACATCACTTAACGCCGACACGTATTACTGTGTCGGCGGTATTGCTATGTATGAGGGGAGTTGATTGAATGTTAGTAATTGACGGAAACAACAACATCATTCTCACGCAAGGCAACAGCGCAGAGATAGACATTACGCCTCTTGATGCAGATGGAGAGCCTATCGAGTTGCAGGAGGGCGACAAGGTCATTTTCAAGGTCGAGAGCTGCCGCAAGGTAGTGATCGAGAGAGTGTTGACGGCGGAGGACTGGGACGATGAGGAAAAGGCGTTAAAGCTTATCCTCACGCCCGAAGAGACGGCAAGTCTGCCGTGTATGGCGTACACGTATGATTGCTTGTATATCTTTGCGGACGGCTCGGCGTATACGTTTATAGATGCGGCGCAATTCAAGATTGTAAAGGCTATAGCTAAGGTCGGTGATGACCCGTGAACAAAGTCGGCGGCAGAATAGCGGCTGTAGGCTCTCTTAACGGTGATATGACGGCAAAGGGCAAGATGAGTGGCAAGGTAAAGAGTGCCGAGACAAAGCCCTTGCCGTGGTACGAAGGCGAGTATGAGCTTACGCCGATATGGGAAGACATAACGCTTGAAACCAAACAGAAATCAATGAGTGACAACGTAACAATGCAGGCTATACCGTATGCCGAGGTGGATAATCCCTCAGGCGGTGTGACTGTAATTATAGGAGGGTAACTATGGGAGTATCAAAAGTATTAAAATCAAACGGTGATGTAGTAATAGACCTGACCGCCGACACCATAACTGCGGCTGACCTTGCAAGCGGTGTGACGGCACACGGGGCAGACGGCGAACTTATAACAGGCACAAACACATATGATGTTGACAGCTCGGACTTAACGGCTGCGGTCGGTGAGGTACTTGCAACAAAGACATTTGCGGCGAGAGGGCAGGTATACACGGGCACGATGCCCAACAGGGGCGCAGTAACAGGCTATATAAGCGATAAGGCAGTACCTTACACCATACCGACAGGCTTTCATGACGGCTCAGGTACGGTAAGCCTTGACCCTACGGAGGCGGCAAAGCTAATAGAAAGCAACATCAAAGCGGGCGTTGAGCTATTCGGTCTTACAGGAACGTATTCGGGCGAGGCAATAAGTGCACAAGCTAAGTCGGCAACGCCTACATGGGCGGCACAAACAATACTGCCTGACACGGGGTATGATTATCTGTCACAGGTAAATCTCGCTGCTATACCGTATGTGGAGACACCGAATGCGGCAGGCGGTATAACAGTAACTATCGGTTAAGGAGGGCTGTAAATGCCAGTTAATCAGGTATACAAAGCCACAGGCGAAAAAATAATTGATATATCAGATAGCACGGTGGTAGCAGAAGCCTTGAAAGAAGGGTTTACTGCATATAACGCCGCAGGGGAGAAAATAACTGGGGCTATACCTCTTTCATCTTGGGAACAGCTACAGCAAAAAGTTAGAGCTAATGATATGGGCGATATATCAATAGGAGACCAGTTTACTTGTAGTCAAGGTAGTGGCGAACTTACTTGGGATGTTATAGGCAAGAATATTGACACACCTGCAAATCCCAATCTTTCTCACGCTTTAACACTTAGGGTACATAGCTTATTGCCTGATGATTTAGTGTTTGATGCACCTGAAGCATTTTATGCTTGCCAAACAAGTGCTTTAAATGCGGGCACATATTACTATATGACGGGTAGTGCAAAGTATAAATTCACACTTACACAATCCGTACCTATCGGTGGTCAGCTTGTTTGTACTGATAATTCAACTTTAAGTTCATATGTAAGTGGTAGCAGTACAACGCCTATCGAAACAGTTAGCGTAACTTCAGGTAGTTCAGGAACAAATCTCGGTA